GATACTTTTTTCAAGTTCGCTTGCGTAGGAGTAAAGGTCCTCGCTACTAACATCTTCACCTTCCATACTGATGACATAGCCAATCGTGGCAAGTGTATCAGCAACCTGTGTCAATGATTTATTAGCCATTTTACTTATTCTCCATACAGTAGGTCGAGAGAATCCATTTAGCACGATTGAGTGTCTGGCGAGCATCCTCATCCAAGCCACGCAGAATCTCTTCCTGTGCATCGCTCATCATGCTCATCGCATACATAGCAGGACCCGCGAAACGAAAAGTCAAACTTTCCTCGACTGCTTCACGCATCTGGGCTACGGTGCAACCGAACATACGAACTTCACTCTTTTCTTGCTGGGTCAATTCGTTGTAAATCGCAGTAGTCATTATCTTGCTCCGTTAATCAACTATACATATATGTTAACACCAAACGGAGCTCAAGTCAAGCCTTTTTATAGGAGACGTAAGTTATTGATTTTATTAGGATTATTTCAGCCAGCCTATCCGTAATCCCAGTGCTTTTCTACGGTCATATTCCTGCACAGAGCCCGGATAACGTATAGCCCAGATCATCCAAAAGGCCATGAACAATCCTACACCTAGACAGAGTTTCCAATTTTGTGTAGTAACGATCAGAATGATTAGGCTGAACACCATGCTGATGAACATGATCCATTTGACCTTTGTAGGATAAACTTTCTTTTCACTCCATTCACGTAAGAAAGGACCAAACAGTTTATGATTCAACAACCAATTATGCCAATGATCATTACTCTTTGCAAAACATAGCATAGCAAGAAACGCTGGTGTAGTCCATGGTAATCCGGGAACGATTGTCCCTAGATAAGCAAGTCCCAAAAAGGACATACCTATCACGAACCACAAAGCCCTTTTTAGATTCACTAAGAACCGCGACCTTGCTTACGCATAACGCTAGGACCCTTGCTTCCAACTTGACTTTTCATGTTTTTGGCTTCTGTAGGGTTGAATCCACCCTTGTGTCCTTGCTGTTGTGCTTTCTTACGTGCTAGTATTTCTGCTATTGGATTTTTCTTTTCTTCGCTCATACTGTTATTGGACTGTCAGTTTCAATGCGTAACAGTCTATTATTATTTACACTGAATTTTCTACTGTAAAAACTTGTGCACCAAGCACTATGATTGTTCCATCCTGCTCCCCAAAAATCTATTCTTCCAAAACCTTTGTCATGTAGATATTGCTGTATAGGGTTATAATGCCAGCGATCACTATTATCTAATATGATGATACCATCATCTTTTAGCCTGTTACTTTCTACGGTCATTACCGCACATAGGTGTCTAGCCATACCATCTATCACAACGATATCATAAAACTTTTCAGGAGCTTGATAAATCATGCTGCAATAACCGCCGAATTCATCATTAACTAATCCATGCTTTAGATCGTGATCATAGTATTCGGTGCGAATTTGAATAGTGTTATCTACAAAATTATCATATACGCTCTGTGCTTCTGGGTGAACACCGGCATTTTCCTTACAAACATGAATATCAAGTAATGGATTTTCCGCTAACAATTTTTCAGCCCAATCAGGATTATGTTCTATAGTCACTAGTTGATTTACCTTATCTCTAAAATATAATGAACTATAACCTGAACCATATTCTAAAACTTTGTAATCTTTGCTAATAATGTCTTTAAGAAAGGTTATAGCAGGAAAAGTATACCATGGCGTGATTCCTTCATCGTCACAGGGATAATCACTAAACCAACCACTAGGCTGTAGATATAGATATGCATGTGTAAAAATATGTGAATGTAAATCACCGGGCATGTTTAGTTTTTGTGAACCATCATGCTCTATAACAACTATGGGTTTTTTCATTTTTTAACCGATTCGAGATATTCTTGCAAATTTCCATATAAGTTTATTAACATTGCAATTTTGCTGTCGTAGATACGTATATATGCTGACTTATAAAACCGTGTTCTAAAACCTATCCAAAAAGGAGTCTTGAGTTTTTTACCAACATTTAACACATCATAATTATATCTTTCGGTTTTAGTATCTAGATCAAATTCAAAAAACTCAAGGTCTAAACTATCAAAGGCCTTTTTACCTTCTTCTGTAAGCCTGAGATTTTTTGTGCTACGACCAGTAACCCAATATCTTTTATAAAGTTTATTAACGTCTATATTAGGTTCTAATTTATTTTTTAAATGTTTATAAAGTATTTCTGTGTATTGTACTTTATTCATCTGGATAAACCTGTCGTCCTTGGTTCATGAAAACCACAGTAAACTTGTCTGTTTTAAAAAGACCGTTTAATTTACGACAGAGATTTCTAGCATGACCGGGATTACTGAAACTGGTCTTTTTATATTTAGGAGCAGCCTCATTTGCTAGATAATGTTGACTTTTTAGGTTGATTGGTTGCCCGTCATAGAACACAGCCCAAATACCGCTAGCCTCAACAATTTGATCACACTTGTATGTGACTTTATCTACGTGCTCCAATATTACTTTTGGTTGTGTTCTGCTCATTTAAAACCATTACCTTTTATTTCTACCTTTATTATTTCTTCCTTTTTGCTTGAACTTTCGTTCAAAGCATAATAGTCAGATAATAATTTAGCGATCTCATCACGTAGCCCACGTGCTTCGTTTAAGGGCATGACAACATCTTTAGTCTTAGTTGACTCTAAATGTGTTATTTTGTCCAAAAACTTTTTAATATGGACCATGTTAAGTATTTATATAGTTATTGGCCTCGATTTCAGTTTTAAATGGGCCTTGATATGCATATCGCTGTATAAAAATGTATTTAGGGCAAAAAATTATAGAATTTTGTCCGTTTTGATCAATAACGAACCAGCCTGCCACATGATAACATTTACTTTTCTTGGTTTTAGTAAAGATATGTAATTTACGTTTAACGTCAAAAATGTTGTTATATGTTTTAGTAGTAGTAGGATACTCAGGATAGGGCATCTCTACTTTAGTCTTATTTGACTTTACTGGTTGGAAACTGATCTTAGTTTTTTTCTGTAATTCCTTAGTATTGTTGAATTGTAATGTGCTACCATTCAACTTGACTTCATAGCCAGCACTATTAGCCTGCACGTTTCCAACTTTCTTTTCACCGTCAGTCACGACCCAATACTGGTCTTTGATGATAGGTTTAGCAACTAGTACATTCATAATCACTCCTTGAGTTTTTCCCAAACATATTCATTCTCACGCACATAAGCAACAGGTGCTATCCATCCATTGCTTACATATTGTTGTACCTGTAATCTTACATCATATGGACAATTGTCCTCAACAAGAATGGCGGCGCGCGGATATTCAATATACCCACTCATAAACTTGAATCCCTTGTCACCCTGTTTTATTTCTAAAACTTTAGTGTTGGATTTTGTTTCTGTAACGTTCATAGTATTTGTTACTATATCCTTTAGTGTTTTTATGACTAAAACCTGAAAAATTTTTTATAGCGACTTGTTGGCAATCATTTTGTAGACTTTGCATATACGTTTTATAAGAATAAGAAGTGCCACCAGTGCTACCGACATTATAAACAATGTCGTTGACAATATCAGGTGATATGCGTAAAAGACTTATTGTAGGCAGCTTATATCCAATCTCTCTAAGTTTTTTTACAGCCTTTTGTATCTCTTCTGTGGTAAAGTATTTTATAAAATTGGCTATACACTCCAATGCGATTTCTGTCGCATCGGGAACGTGGGTCGGTGGAACTTTGCCTATTTGCACTACTAGATATTTTTTTGAAATTTGTTTGCTTACGATACTACACATGTAATCGTCACATGTATCACCCAATCTAGCCCAGACTAATTTTTTTTCGTTTATCATTCTAAAATGCCTTTATATGGATTGTTTAGCCACTTAGCATAAGTCTCAGCCTGCTCACTCACTTTGTTGAGTTCATACTTGCCGCAAAACTTCATGAAGTGTATACCAACTTGGGGCGTAGTTTTGATACGCACGCCTGTTGCGATAGCGACATCAACAAGATCCTTGATCTCGTCAGGCTGTGCTGTTAAATCGATAAGCAACTTGTTGCGTTCGTACAAATCTCTTACACGGTATTCTTTACCATCAGGGTCTGCCCAACGCTGAAGCATCATGTTGTTCCAATTGAAACCCTGCTTTGTGCGATCAGCATAAGCCTCAATCAATCCAACTTTGTTCTTGCTACCCTTAGTGCGAACACCGGGATAAGCACTGAACACGTTATCTCCGCTATCACCACGCATGATTTTTTCAAAAAGATGAAATTGCGGATCACCTAGCAACTTAGGCTCTTTAGTCTTTTTATCTTTGACTGGCTTACCCTTGTCATCAAAGTAACCTTCTAGCGTGATCAATTGGTTGGCTACACCATTGTACTGTTTGACGTTAGGTGCAATCAACTGAACATAGTCGGTATCGCTGCTAATGATATAGTGTTCGTCGTTGGGATGCAGATGGATGAACCTTGCAATAAGGTCATCTGCCTCAGCACGTTCATGGCGTAATACAGAGGTGTTCGTTTTTTCACGCAAGAAGGTCGTAAACATGTCGTAGGTTTCCCAGAACATCTTGTTCTCTTCTTGTTCACTCTC